GGTCTTCGAGGCGCACCGGAACTACCAGATCGAAGACGCCGGCACCCACGCCGACGGCACACCGCTCCTGGCGATCTTCGTCAGCGATCCGGTGCCCGACATCCCGGATGCCAGCTGATGCGCCTCCTCAATCAACTCATCCCATGGAGAACCGACATGCCGGACCAACCGGACGACATCACCCGTCTTCGCAAGTCGCACTACGCCCTCGAAGATCTGCCTGAAACCATCGCGTTCCCGCAGCATCCAAGCCATGAGACCCAAGAGCCGATGTTGGTCGTTGATGCGACCATCGATGACATCGCCTTTGCCATTGTCGCGGCAGAACAGGAAAGCTCGGCCGCCTACCGGCGATCCTCCGCGCTCCAGCGCCTTTACAAGATCGCCCGCGAAGCGGGAGCCGTCGGGACCGACTGCGCAGTTGCAGCCGCCCTGAAGCGGGAGGTCCGCTGATGGCCCTCCCGATCATCAGCGCCGATGAGCGGCTGGCGCAGCGCCAAGGCATCAAGGGCTGCATCTTTGGCCGGTCGGGCATCGGCAAAACCAGCCTCCTGTGGACATTGAACGCCTCGACCACCTTGTTCATTGATCTCGAAGCCGGGGATCTGGCGGTCGAGGGCTGGGACGGCGACACGCTGCGGCCCCGCACCTGGAAGGAATGTCGCGATTTCGCGGTGTTCATCGGTGGGCCGAACCCGGCGCTGCGCGAGGACCAGCCCTACAGCCAGGCGCATTTCGACGAGGTCTGCGGCCGGTTTGGCGATCCTGCTGTAGTGGATCGCTACGAGACGATCTTCATCGACAGCATCACCGTGGCGGGTCGCCTCTGCTTTCAATGGTGCCGGGGTCAGCCCGAAGCTTTCTCGGACAAGACCGGCAAGCCGGATATCCGCGGTGCCTACGGGCTGCATGGGCGCGAAATGATCAGCTGGTTGACCCACCTGCAGCATGCGCGCGGCAAGCATGTCTGGTTCGTGGGCATCCTTGACGAGAAGCTGGACGACTTCAATCGCAAGGTCTTCCAGCCGCAAATCGATGGAGCCAAGACCGGCCTGGAACTGCCGGGCATCGTCGATCAGGTCATCACCATGGCCGACATTGCCGATGCAAATGGCCAGCCCCAGCGCACTTTTGTCTGCCAGACGCTGAACCCTTGGGGCTATCCCGCCAAGGATCGTTCAGGGCGTCTGGCCATGGTCGAGGAACCGCACCTCGGGCGGCTGATGGCCAAGATCCAGAGCCCGATCCGCCCGGCACCAGAACGCCTGAATTACCCGGCCATCGCCTTGGCCCATCCTGCTGCTGCGGAGGTGCCGGTCAATGGCTGATGGCATCTAGCCGGGCCCGATGTCCCGTTCCGGCCCCCGCAATGGCTTTTCCCGTTTGACGCCGCCGCGCGTCCTGACCTCCAACTGAAAGGAACCGCGCCATGTCCGGTATCTGGAACGACTTCAACTCCGCCCAATCCAATTCCAACGTCATCCCGAAGGGCACGCTTGCCAAGGTGCGCCTGACGATCCGCCCCGGTGGCTTCGATGATCCGTCGCAAGGCTGGACCGGCGGTTTCGCTAAGCGCGCCGCAACCGGGGCGGTCTATCTCGACGCCGAATACACGGTGGTCGAGGGGCCTTATGCCAAGCGCAAGATCTGGTCGCTGATCGGACTTTACAGCACGAAGGGGCCGGACTGGGCAAACATGGGCCGGGGTCTGATCCGTGGCATCCTGAACTCGTCGCGTGGGATTTCCGACAAGGACAACTCGCCCGAAGCGCAGGCCCGCCGCCGCATCAACGGGTTCGGTGATCTGGACGGGCTGGAATTTGTGGCCCGGATCGACATCGGCCAGGACACCAACGGCGATGACAAGAACGAGGTGCGGGGCGCGGTCACGCCGGACCACCGCGACTATGCCTCCCTGATGGGGACGGCCGCTTTGCCGATCGGCACCTCCGCCCCGCAGGGTTATGCCCCGCAGCAGACCGCAGCCGCCACTCGTCCCAGCCAGCCCGCCTCTGCCCCCGGCAATGCCGGTCGGCCGAGCTGGGCACAGTAAGGGGGGAACCGGCCATGCGCCTGCGCCCCCGCCAGAAAACCTTCGTCGAACGCAGTGTGGCGGCACTTGCCTCCCGCGGCAATACGCTGGGCGTGGCACCCACTGGTGCTGGCAAGACCATCATGCTCTCGGCGGTCACCGGCGAAATGATCGGTGACGGTGCCAAAGCCTGCGTGCTGGCCCATCGCGACGAGTTGACCGCCCAGAATCGCGCCAAGTTCCAGCGCGTGGTGCCGGGGGTTTCGACATCGGTGATTGACGCCACTGAGAAATCCTGGGGTGGTCAGGTTGCCTTCGCCATGGTGCCGACGCTGGCACGGGCGTCCAACCTTGCCGACATGCCCCGGCTTGACCTGCTGGTGATCGATGAAGCGCACCATGCTGTCGCCGACAGCTACCGCCGCATCATCGACCGGGTGCGGGACGCCAATCCCGAGGCCCGCATCTTTGGGGTCACCGCGACGCCAAACCGGGGCGACAAAAAGGGACTGCGAGACGTCTTCGACAATGTCGCCGATCAGGTCCGTCTGGGCGAGTTGATCGCCTCGGGCCACCTTGTGCCGCCCCGCACCTTCGTCATCGACGTAGGTGTTCAGGACGAGTTGCGGTCGGTTCGTAAGACCCTGTCGGATTTCGACATGACGGAAGTGGCAGGCATCATGGACCGGGCACCCGTCACCGATGAGGTGATCCGCCACTGGAAAGAAAAGGCGGTGGAGCGGCAGACCGTGGTGTTCTGTTCCACCGTTGCCCATGCGGAACATGTGGCCGAGGCGTTCCGGGCGGCGGGGATCACCGCTGCGCTGATCCATGGCGATCTGGCGTCCGACACCCGTAAGGCGATCCTTGCCGACTACGCCGCTGGCAACATCCGGGTCATCGTCAATGTGGCGGTGCTGACCGAGGGCTGGGATCACCCGCCCACCTCCTGCGTCGTGTTGCTGCGCCCCAGTTCCTACAAGTCCACCATGATCCAGATGGTCGGGCGCGGCCTGCGGATTGTGGATCCGGAAGAACACCCCGGCAACGTCAAGACCGACTGCGTGGTGCTGGATTTCGGGACATCGAGCCTGATCCACGGCACGCTTGAACAGGATGTCGATCTGGAGGGCAAGACCGAGACCGGAGACGCGCCAACCAAGTGCTGCCCGGGCTGCGGCGCAGATATCCCGCTGGCCGCCACCGAATGCCCACTCTGTGGTGAAGTTTTCCCGCGCGAGGAAGAGGAAACCGGTGAAGGGGACGGTGCCGTACCGCTGTCGGGCTTCATCATGACCGAGATCGACCTTTTGAAGCGGTCAAGCTTTGCGTGGGTCGACCTCTTCGGCACCGATGACGCGATGATGGCCACGGGCTTCACTGCCTGGGGCGGCATCTTCTGGCTGGACGGGGTGTGGTTTGCCGTTGGCGGCGGCAAGAACGAGCGCCCCCACTTGCTGGGTGTGGGTGAACGGACCGTGTGTCTGGCGCAAGCCGACGACTGGCTGAACACCCATGAAACCGACGAAAGCGCCTTCAAGACAAGGGGATGGCTGCGCCAGCCGCCGACCGAAAAGCAGCTGCAATATCTGCCGCCCGAATGCCGCCATGACTTCGGCCTGACGCGCTATCGCGCCTCGGCGCTGATGACCTTCGGGTTCAACAAACGCGCCATCCGTCAGTTGATTGACACGGCGGCTGGCTCTGAGCGGAGGGCGGCATGACCCATGACAACTTTCACCCCCCTCACGGCCGAGGACCGGCGACGGCTTTGGCATCCGCGTGGAACGCTCTGTGCTGTCTGCCGGCAACCCAGCCGTGGCTTTGGCTGGTTCGATCCGGTGCGCCCGGCGGCTTTGCCGCCACGATCATCGAAATGTGCGCCTACGCGCACGGGGCGGCCCCGCCCATCGGTCTGGTTCTGCTCGATGTCCTGCCAAGACTTCTGGACGCGCTTGGCGCGGGAGCGTGTGGCCGTGGTTGATCTCACCGACGAAGAACGCGCG